AAGGTCTTGGATATGCAGAAATTATAGCTAATATTAGCGACCCTGACGCTATCCAAAAAATACTTGATGGACGATATCTGACTGGTTCAGTAGGAGCTACTACAAATAGTGCAATTTGTTCAGTTTGCAAGAAAGATTGGGCAAATGAAGGTGGACCATGTGAACACCGACCAGGGAAAATTTATGATGGCGCCAAATGTGTTATGATTGCTGGCGATTTAAGTTATGATGAATATTCTTTTGTAAATAAGCCAGCAGATAGACACTCTCGCATTATAGAAGTTAATTTAAATGGTGTTCAAGATTTCGTAACTTGCGAAGAAGAAGAAAAGGAATTAGCAACTATTACTTTAGTCGTAGATAAGGTGGAGGATAACAAAATGACTTTTGAAGCCGCCATTTCTTTTATTAACCAACAAGAACGCTTCAAAGATATCTCTACACTCTCGGATGATATCAAAAAAATAATAGATGAACATAAAGAACTAACAGAAGAAGAACTAGTATCTCTACTAGATAATACATATAAGAAAGAAGAAGATCCAGTTAAAGACTTCTTTGGTGAAGAATATGAAGCACTAACAGAGAATACAGAAGAAGGCCGACACTATGTAGAGATGCTTTATTCTCTTATTGAATCAGCTAAAACAGAAGAAGAACGTACAGCTGCTATTAAATTAGTAACTGATGCTAAATTATCTTCAGCTCAAAGAAAGAAACTTTCTAGTTCTACATTCTGTGGTCCTGACCGTAGTTTTCCAGTACCTGACTGTGCTCACTACTCTGCCGCACTGCGTCTAATTGGTAGATACAAGGGTCCTGGTGATAAAAATAAAATTCGTGCTTGTGTAGAACGTAAAGGTGCACGTTTAGGTTGCACCTCTAAAAAAGAGGAGAGCGCTATGGAAGATTTTACCGTTGAATCTCTAGATAAATACAGTAATGAAGATATCGTTAAGATGTTTGATATTCTTCAAGAAGTAATGAAGGAAAGAAAAATGGAATGTGGCTGTCAACAGAAAGATGTGTCTGATGAAGTCCAAAAGCAACTTTCCGAGTTAAAGGAAAAGTTAGATTCTTCTAGGAAAGAAGTTCGTTATCTTCATGAAGACCTTGAGACAGTTACCAATTCTGTAGCTGAACAAGTTAAGTTAGTATATGAAACTAGAATTAAACATATTACCGATATGCGTAGGCTTACTGGCGAAGACGTAACATTAGAGCAAGTATCGGATGAACTTAAAGAAAAAACAGGCGAGGAACTTGCTGTAATTCTTACAGACTTAACTGGTAAAGTTGACACCTCAAAAATCATTGGTATTCTTAATTCTGGATTATCCAATAATCCAGTTGGCACAGTAGATGACCCAACTTTAGTGCAAGATAATACAAAGGTAGATAATAAGTTGTCAGATAGTAAAAAGAGAGAACTGAGACTTCAATGGCTGCAAATCAGAACATCACATGGTAAGAAGATTGCAGACAATTGGCTCAGTGAAACTTGTAAAACTTTTGAAGTTGAGACTACTGAGATTGTGCCAGTAAAAGAATAATCCTAAGGGAGGAATATCTCAAATGGCTTTTGATTCACTAGGACGTTATACTCCGAACCACAAGGCTTGGGACCATGTAGGAAATATTATTCCTGACATCGAACATTCAGAAGGCGAGCGTCCACATCTTGGCGATGGTGGAAAGGTTGCTGCTTGGCTACCCGTACAGTTTTACGACAAGCATTATGAAAATTGGGTAGTTGTAATGCCAGGTAAGGCCGTTGCTTTTGATCCAGATGGAAGTTTAATGCCTGCAGAATATGGTCTGACAAGTGCTACTGTTACTTATACTCAGAATGATGTTGATGCAGGAGTTATTGATGTAGCAACTGGTCTTCCAGTAACAACTGCTAAAGTAGTTACTCTTTCTAATCTTGATGGTACGAGAGATGGAACTTGGACCCAGGCTAATGCTGGTGTCGGTGCTGTAACTTCTGGCTTTATGGGTCGTTTTGGAGTATCTTTTGCTGATGCTACTCGTAAGTATCCAGTAGGAGTTGCCCCATATGCATATCTGCAGTGGGCAGGTGGAGATGGTTTCAATCCTACTCAGTATGCAAAGCATAATTACAATATGCAGCATCGTGTTGCTGTTCTTTGTGACTATGTAATTAAGCTTCCTCTTGTTCCTGCACAAGTTTCTAATGAGTCTCTCGACAAGACTACTACATCTTCTGCACTGACATTTGCTGCTTCCAATATTTATACTCGCGCTTATGCACAAGCAGAAGCAACTGGTCGTTATAATGCTAGTACTGGTACTTATCCTGTTCTTGATACTTATCCAGTAGTTGCTATTTCTTTAGCTTATCAGAATTTAGCTAAGAATACTGCTCGTACTACATTTGCTCTGTCTTCTAGTGATTCAACTGATACTATGACTGGCGTTCTTACCTATGAGAAGACAGCACTATCTGGTGTTACTGCTGCTGGTGATTATTGGATTGACTACGAAAAGGGTGTTATTTTCGTGTATAGTTCAGATGGAGCAACTATGCCTACTCAGATTAGTGGTGCTAGTGGTACTCCTCGTATTACTTACTATCGTCTAGGTGCAGCTCCTAGTACTACTAGTAAGTTTGCTTGTGTTCTTGCTGGCTCATTAGTTCCTGGTGACTTCCTTAAGGTTGGAACTGGGTCTAATCTCGTAGCAGCAACACCAGCTTCTGATACTTTCGTTGATATTATTGGTCAAGTACTTAGTCTTGAAGTGTATCCCAAGGATGCTCTAGATATGGTAAGGACTGCATACAATCCAGCACTAACTACTGATGCAAGTGGTTCAATGGCTAATGGTTCAGCAAGTAGTGCAAGTACAAATGCAGGTCAATTAGACCAAATGCCAGGTTCTGCAACTGGCGGCGTTCCTGATTCAATTCACTATGCTGGTGGCGCAGATACACTAGTTGTTATTAACCTGATCAGCCGCTAAGCGGTATTGACATAAGGGAGGAAATTATACTATGGAATTCAGACTAGAAGACGCATCTGTAGAGGAATTCCGCTGGATTTGGGATAATAATGGCCGTTATGGTCCTGACGCGGAAGATAAGATTGAGCTAAAGGATGCTCTTAGCGTATCTAATGCTCCTCTTCTTTTCCCCAAGGTTATCTCTAATATTGTTAAGGAAGCCCAGGAGCCTCTACTGGTAGCTACTCAATTGCTCCAGAGGATTAATTATAGTTATGGACAGTCTATTAGCTTCCCAGCTGTCGGTGCTTTAGTAGCAGCTGATATCGCTGAAGGCGAAGAATATCCAGAACGTAGTCTCCAGATGAGTGGAGCAACAGTTACAGCAACTATTGGCAAGAGTGGTCTTGCAGTAAAGATTACTGACGAGATGATTCGATACAGTCAATTTGATGTAATTGGTATGCATTTACGTGCAGCTGGCCGAGCTCTTGCGCGACATAAGGAAGTTAAGTGCTTCAATTATATTCGTGCACTTGGCGCTCCAGTGTTTAACAATCTTAGTCCATCAAGTTCCATTCTTGGTGTAACCACTGGTAGAGACCTTGAAGGCAATGCTAATGGCTCCATTACTATGGATGACCTGTTTGATGGTTTTGCGCAAGTTCTTTCCCAAGGTTTTATGCCTAATACACTTCTGGTTCATCCACTTACCTGGACCATGTTTGTAAAGGACCCTCAACTACGAGCATTTGTTCAAGCTAATGGTGGCGGGTCATACTTTGCTTCTTGGACAGGTAATCCGGCTGCTCGTGCTCCATGGAGTACAAGTAGCCAAGGTGGTTTTGGGATTTCTGGTGGACAGGCAATCCTCCCTGGTCAGACTTCAACTGGTGGGACAGCACCACATGGCCAGACTGTTAGTACTCTACTTCAGTATCCACAGACACTGAATAGTGCTCCAGTACTCCCAAGTTACATGAATATCCCATTCCAGATTATCGTTAGCCCATTTGTTCCTTACGATCCACGCCGCAAGCTAACTGATATCTACATGTTTGATAGCAATGAACTTGGCGTTCTAGTCGTAGACGAAGATGTTATGACTGAGGAATTCGATGACCCACGTGTAGACATCAGGAAGATTAAGCTGCGAGAGCGTTATGCCATCGCAATGCTTAATGAAGGTATGGCAGTAGCTGTTTTCCATAACGTGCATGTTGTACCTAATGAAATCGTACTTCCTGCACAGGCAAGTGTAGATATCTCTGGAAATATCAGGAAGATTTCCCCAACTACTTCAATTAGCCTGTAACTTTTGACCTATTGACAAAGATAGCCCCAAGGCACTACAATGTGCTTTGGGGTTTTCTTTTCTTAAATCCAGACAGAGGAGAATATTATGCAAATTCGTCTTTCTTCACGAGGACCAGTTATGTGGTTTCTTGGTGATCCGCGTAATCTTATTGTTGCTCTCAATATACAAAACCCATCAGCAGAAGTAGATTTTGATAAATTAAAAGATGGAGAACAAAAGAAGATATTGAATAGTTTAAGATTAAATCAGATTGAATGTAGTGAAAGTTATGAATCATTACATGCAAGGTGGGCTAGAAATGATATTCCAGATGTACCAGAAGAGGATAAAAATGATTATCTTTTACAGATAGAGTTAGCTAAAAAGATGGAAGAAAAGAGAATGGCGGCGGAGGAAAGAAAAATCCAAGCAGAACAAGAAGCTCTAAAACGTTGTAAGAATATATTACAGAAGCCAGCTGAGAAAATTAAATATTCTATTTTAAGAGAAAAGGATATTAGATTTCTTAATTTATTATTAAAGACAGAACAAGCAGAACAAAATCGTAGTGATGTTATTGAAGTATTACAGAACAGGAAGAAGAAATGTTTAATTGCTAAACAAAAGAAAGCTGACCAACAAGTCAATAAGGCTACGAAAGAATACGTAAAAGTCAATAAAGGCAGACAGATAGAGACAATTGATATGCCTGTGGTAGAATCTGAATATAGAACCATAGTTTTAACTCCAGAAGAATTAATAGATGCTGCTTATAAAAGGAAATAATTGGTGGTGAAGTGTAATTGGCCAATTTAGCAAATATCATTGATTATGTATATCCAACAGTGTCTGGTGTTGGCATCCTTACCACTAATCAAATCTGGGTTATTTTTGATAGAGAGATTGATGAAACTACCTTATCTGCTGGTAATTTATTTGTAACTGGACTTGATTCTGATACTTGGAGTGGTCCTGATTTACAAATCTTTCTTGATAGAGATAGTACTACTGACAACGATATCCTGCAATCTCCTGGTTTTGATGGTCTAGTCCAAGGAACCATTACTTTTGATAGAATCGCCCTTGATTCTTTAACTTCTGTAAGTACAGAAGATGTAGTTGGTTCTGGTCATCTCTATAGAAGTAAAGCAATATTTACACCAACAAATAAACTACAAGTTAATACTGAATATTCTGTATATCTTTCTGGAGATGAAGATGATACTGATTTACTAAAGACTGGCATATCTGCAAGAACAGTATTTGATTGTGTTGCTAGTGGGGCTAACTTAGGTACTGGTACTGTAAGTTTTACTGGTGGATATATTGGAAGTGTTGCAGAAGATACTTATAGAGTAGAGATAACAACATCTGGTGAAGTAGGAACTTCACGATTTAGATTTAGTAGAGATTCTGACCCACTGACTTATTATGGACCATTTAGAACCAAAAGGTCAGGAGTTCTTCTTTCTGATGGAGTTACAGTTTCATTTAGTGAAGGAGTTTATGCATATCAGGACCAATGGTCTACTGTAGTAAAAGAAAGAGAAGTATTTACTGGAAATGTAACATGGCCATTTAAAACTGGTAGTGGTTCAGTTGAAACTTTACCTCTAACTGTTGCTACATCTATTATAGGCGACCCTACAACTACTACTTCTACTACTAGTACTACATTTAGTGTATCTTCTACATATCCAGAAGATGAAACTTCACATCTTACAATTCTACCTGGTGACTTTAATATAACGGCGACTTTTAATAAAGATATAGACTCTTCTAGTGTAGTATCTGGTGTAGCTATTTCGGTATATAGTGAATCAGTAACTGGAGAAACAGATATACCTGCTTCAGGTGTTCTTTCAATATCCCATTCTGTTTCTGGTAGTGAATTAACTATTACTGTTGCTTCTGGTCAATTGATGCAAAATAATCTAGTCACTGTTACTTTAGATAGTTCTATTACTGCAACAGATGGAACTACTCTTGATGATGATTATGAGTTTTGGTTTACTACCGCTTATTATCCAATGTATTGTACATTAAGGATGACTAAGGTAAGGGTTGGCGCGTTTATAAATGAACTAAAAGACGATACTGTCAATTTAGCATTATTTATGGCATCAAAAGAATCTGATTATCTTACATGGAATAAATCAAATCTCGAAGATGATTATTATAAATTTGTTCGTGGACAATGGACTTGTTGCAGAGCAACTCAATTATTACTAACTAATGTTGCTGGTGGCGCTGGTTCTATTAAATCGAAAAGACTTGGTGATTTATCAGTTGATTATGATACTGCGCTAGGAATTGCTAAACCACTTCAATTAGCCGAAGAATGTTTACAAAAATGGGAAGGAGCCTTAATGGCTGGCGGCAGACAAGTCCAAGAATCCCAAATGGTGGTTAAGGGAGACCTAGACGTAGACAAGCCACCAATTGGTAGAGGATGGGCTTACACTAGAGATTTGCATAATTCACAGATGCCAGCAGCTAATCGTAGAATTAATATTGGTGGCTCTAGTCGTAGATTCAGAAATATTTTTACTCGCGCAGCCTTTCCAAAGGGATGGTGGTCACGCTGAGCAAGAATAATCTTTATGAAAAATCGGCCAATTCTTTTTCTTATTATTCTTCTTCTGGAACAGAAGCAAATATGAGAAATGAATTTATAAATACACTAACTGGTAGATATCCTGAGATAGCAAAAGCTCAAACAGGACTACTAAGAAAAATGAGACTAGACAGTAGTGGAAACAAAACACAATGTCCATGTGTAGACACCATCACTAAAGAACCTGATAAAGATAGATTCTGTGGTTTCTGTATGGGAGAAGGATACATCTGGGATGAAACAGAACTACAGTATTATAAAACGATACAAGGCTCTGAAACTCCTAATGCACTACAAGATAAGTTAACCCCTATGGGTTTGATAAATATACCTTTAGTGGTATTCTATATTAGGTATGATGCCGATATAACTA